TTCCTTGCGGCAGATAACCATCTTCGGTTTGTTGCCTTCATTCCAAGACCGCCATACAGACTGTGGGCAGTCCTTCATAATCAGATACTCAATCGCCTGTTCTTCTGTCATTGCGTCAACAGGTTTAGTGTTGTGCAACAGAAATCCACGAGTGTGCTTCTTGAAGTCAGGCTTTGCTTCGTCTTTGGCTAGTTCCCAGTACACTTCGACAGGTGGCAGGATACCGCCCTGTAGCGCACACGCCATCCAGTTGGGGTCAGGAACCAGTATCTTTGCACATTCATCTACGCTGTCCTCATAGACAACCCGATAGTCTGACTGCACACCGTCAAGGTTCTCTTTGGCCCAGCAGAGCCTGTCCCATAGATGTGTGCCTTGAAACTCTGGGGTCACTGTCATGCGAGGTCTCCCAAAACCATAAGCTGCGCTTCTGAAACATCTGCAACAGAGCCTGTGCTTCCTACACGATAAAATGTATCTACATATGTTACATTCATTTCGTTGCCGGAACATACGTTAGTGCTTGCGTTACCAGCAAAACCAGCGGCTGCGTAGTCATTGTTTGCCATATTGTTTGTGTAGTTTGGGCGGTAGTTACCTGTGCCAACATCCGTAAGACTGGCGTAGTTTAGGCTATTAGTAATGGCTGTTCCTGCATTGTGCTGTATCCAAGCCTTCGCACTACCATTCACAACAAAATTCGTAGCCAGCGAACCCGCAGTCGAGTGCGTCAGGGTATCTGCTTTGAGTGTACCGAATGCCATTACTCACCTGCCTCTAGTGCTGCGACCTTAATCTCAAGGGTTTCAATCTTGGCGATTGCCTCACGCAATGCTCCGGTCAAGAGAGGAACCAACTTAGATTGGTCAATGCCCTGCATAACTGCATTGCCGTCAGCATCGACCTCATCCTTAGTGCCGGTAATTGCCTCTGGCACGACAGCCTGTGCTTCGTGTGCGAGGAAGCCGTCAACCGTTCTGTCGTCGTCGTCTGCAACCCAGTTAAATCGCTTTGGTGCCAGTGCCTTCACACGAGTGATTGCGCCAGTCATGTCGGCTACGTTTTCTTTGAGGCGGTAGTCTGATGATGTGTTGTATGAAGTCGCTGTTGTGCCATTCATACTTATACTGCCAATGGGACTACCATCACGAGCAAACTGCATAAATTTATTACCGCTGCTTCCCGAACTTGTTTTTTTAATTTGAACAAATCCACCGTTTTCAGTGTTGCCTCTTAATTCTAACCCGCCACCATCTCCTGTTGCGTTAGTAGTCCCCACCAACAGATTGCTCGACGCATCTATTCTGACTCGTTCATCGCCGTTGGTAGACAGTGTCATTGCATTGTTAGCTACGTCATAAACAATACGACCATTCAATCTGTTACTGCTGCCGCCCATAAATAAACGAACACTGTTAGTGTCATCGCCACCCTGTATCTGTACGTCGGTTGCAGCACCAGAAGCACCCTTAATATGGACGTATTCGTCCGGTGCCGCAGTACCTATTCCTACACTATGACCCGCTGCAACTACTACATCGCCCGTGCCATCAGGGTCGAGAGTAATGTCGTTGTTACTCGCAAGGCTGGTGATTTTGTTTGTCTTTACTTCACTCATGCGAGGTCTCCATGAATTGTAACGCAATGACTTGTATCATCGGCGGACCCCGCATCAGAAAGTTCTACGGCAATAGTAGAAGCGGAATACCTTGCAGTGTTTTGTGTGAGATTCCGTCGTTGGTCAGTGCTGGATGCCATGCCTGACTGTGAGTAATCATTATTAACCATAGCATTAGTAAAACTGTAACTATAATCACCTGTTCCGTGGTCGGTTCCACTGCCAACATTGAAAGAATCAGTTGTTCCCGCTGTAGTAGTGCCATACAGCCACGCCTTCCCCGCATGTTGCTTCGTCAGCGTAGCCGCACCGCCGCCAGTTGACTGGATGGTATCTGCCTTCAATACACTCATAGCGTCACCAATGTTCCACCGCTTTCAACGGTCAGGGTTACGCCACTGGCTACAGTGAACGGGCCAGTCACGTTTGCGTTCTCAGTTGCAAGGATGGTTGTATTTGCTGTCAATGACTGTGCGTTGGTACGGAACAGGCCACCACCCTTGAAGTTACCCTTGTTCTCAGCAGCAGGTGTTACCGTACCTAATGTTTTACCGAGGTAATTAACAAAGATGTTATTTCCAGAACTGCTAGAAGGCGCTGCACTAAACGTAAGCGTAGTGCCATTCGGCACTGTATAAGCGTCTCCTGCTTCTTGGATAACGCCGTCTACGGAAACCAGTATGCTTTGCGCGGAGCTTACAGAAGTCGTAAGGGTAAACGTGGTTGTACTACCATCGCCGCTAAACTCTTGAACAGACGGAATGCTCTCAAAGTTCGTAGCAGGATTATTACCATAATACGGCATCAGGTGATCTCCATAATACTCGCTACTGTGTCAAGGCTGTTGGCCGTGTCAGAGTTTAAGATGAGGCTATGCCCCGTTTCCATAACCACTTTGTTACCGGCCATATACTCAAAGCTAGACGAGGCCGGGATAGGTATATCTTTGGCAAGATGCACCACCTGTCCAGCGTTGAGCTTAATGTCCACGGTAATCTGACTTGTTGATGTATTCGCTAGAGTCAGGCCAATAACAACCGTAGTCGTGCTACTAGGAACGGTGTAGACGGTCATGTCATTAGCCGCGACTACATTCGATCCGTTGAACACCTTGTTCTTAAACGTATTAGCCATGACCCTACCCCTTAACCTACATCGTCAAGTAAAGCGATAACAATGGCGTTGGCTGACGCATCACCAGTGCCATCAATATCGGCTGAAATAGCGTGAAGGTCTGCAACAGTCACATTCGGCAATCGGCAGAACCATGTCTGTGACGGGCCAATAAAAATACCGTCCGCAAGGTTATGAGCCGCTGTGCCCGCATCAATCGAAAGCATGATACCGTCCGCAGTAGACTGATTCTGGACAAACAAGAACTTTACCTTGTCGCCCGTTGCAACCGCTGTCGGAGCCGTATCTTGGTCAACTGCCGTATAATCAAGAAATGATCCTGCAATCAAATCAGCCGAAGTGGTCGTAACAATCGTCTTTTTGTAATACCACTTGTCGTTTGCATCATCAGGAGTAACTGTCATACTCCCAGATAGCGTTGTCGCTATCTCATCTGGCAACATCGTTGCCGAAATTGAAATACTCGCTGCGTTTGCCATGATTTACTCCTATCCCAAAGCTATGGCTAAAGCCGTTGCCGAACCCGCAACGTCTGCATTGTTTGTTAACTGAAGGCTGTCGCCAACTCTGACTACACCTCCGCCGGACCCAGCCCCATCAGCAAACAAGATTTCCGTGTTGCCGTTCGCAATGGTTACTGTGGTTCCTGTACCCTGCTTGATCTGTGCGCTGCGGCTACCAGTAAGGGAATTTTTAATGATAAAGAATTTAGAAGCAGTGTTTGGCGCAATCGTTACTACGTTAGTGCCGCCTAGATCAGAACCGCTATCTTTAAGATTGATGACAGCAAACATGCCTGTCTGGACATTGCTTTGTCCAGAAGTAGGAGAGGCCGCTCGTATAGTAAGATCAGTGGTAAGATCGGACGCTGTCAGGTCCGCCGCACCCGTTACTCGGTCAAAAATGTCAAAGTTGAAGTTGGTGACATCACCCCAACTACCCGATAGCTCGCCCGTGGCGGGTTTTTCTATGCCAAGATTGGTACTGAAAGAACTAGCCATATGTTGCTCCTACGCCGCCTTATTTGTCCACGAAGGTATCTGTGACGGTTTTTCGTCCGTCCAAGTAGTAGAAACACCCGCGATAGCCACCCAATTTGGGGATTGACTTGGGATTATATCCGTGTACACGAGGACTATACCAGTATTTCCTGTTGCTGTAACCCCCGTTACCAAATACTTGGATTCTAGGGTAACAGTCCCTGTTGCCCCCGTACCCGCAACACCTGTTGCGGATAGCAACGAAGATGCCGCGACAGTTTCTGAACCTAGCGCACTGGTGCCCACGTTGCCCGTGACAGCAACTAATGCTCCGGCGGTAACAGACTCATCACCAAAGCTGACGGTAGCTGTGACGCCTACACCCGATACATTAGCCGCACAGTTGGTCTGCTCGTCGCCAACTGCGGTGGTTCCTACGACATTTGTGGGAGATACAAGAGCGGTGCCGGTTACGGTTTCAGAACCAATAGAACCGGTAGAAGAAACGCCTGTTTGAGTGACCAGCGCAGTGCCGGTTACGGTTTCAGAACCAAGCGCGGAGGTGGCAGCAACTCCGGTTACTGCTACTGAGGCAGAAGCTGTAACCGTTTCGGACCCAAGTGCGGTTGTGCCCGCAACGCCCGTGACAACAACGGGTATGGCTTGGTTCCAAGCTTCTTGGCCCCAAGTGCCTCGCCCCCAACCCGTAATGTTTGCCACAGTAAAGCTCGTTACGCGATTCTTATAATCGCGTTGCTGGCATCAGCAGTCGGGAACTGTACAGTAAAAGTGCCAGAAGTAGATGTTTTATTAGACGAGAAGTCTAACACAGCTACCGCTTTGTCACTGTTTGTGTCGTTGTAGATCAGTGCACCCATTGCCGTGATCGTAGCTGTGGTAAAACTAATATCAGCAAAATCGGTGAAAGCGGTCGTACCAGAGGTGCTCGGCGCAACTTTTGTGAGAGCTCCGCCACCCGCGGTGTATGAACCACTGTTAGCAACTTCGCCGGTAGTAGTGTACGCGGTCGTTGCTGCCCCAAGAGTTGCCGTAGTGCCAGACTTGCCGCCACCACCTTCTGCGTACAAAGCCAACTTAAAAGCGTTGCCGTTTGTTGCAAAGTTATGTGTGCCCAACATCAACTCCTGCTTAAATGCTGTACACATTGCTTGTGCGATTGCCATTACAATCTCCCTATAGCTTTAGCTAGCTCATGTTGCCCCGCCTCACGAACTTTCGCGCAAATAGTAGCACGTTCTTCTTTTCTAGCCAACTCCACATAATATTGCACCAAATTACGGACCCTGTCTTTAAATGCTTCTGCCTGTAACCGAATGGGCTCGGGAGCCTCGTCCGATATATACATGATTTTGTCCGCGGCCATGTCTGCTATCTGATCGTTGGACAAACCGCCGTTTTCTGATGTGATTATGTTAACTGACCCTACAGTTCCTATGTTTACCTCAAACATGATCGTGTCTCCCAAAAATCACCGGGTCAGAGGCTTCCACCGGCTCGGGGGCCTCTATTTCCGATTGCTTAGTTATCAAAAGATGTCCATCCTGCACCGTCTGCACCAAAGGATCCTCTAATCGGTGGTAGCCGTACAATTTCTCATTGTCAGGCACATTGGTGTCTAAAAGCCCAGAACGGTGCGCCACCTCTAATTTTATGCCTTTTGATACCGCAATAGCGCACCAAAACTCCACGCAAGCCCGGCCAGACTCGGCCATGTTTACGTTTTTGTATGTAAAATCTATGCCGTACAGGCATATCTTCTCTACCTTTTTCCAAACAGCATACGCTACGGCATATGCCACAGTGTTGTTGAAGTAACAAAACCCCGTTTCCTTTGCTACAGACTCCAGAGGATACGGTTCTATCGCGGGGAAATCAGGGTGTGTTGTACAAGAATAGATGGGGTTTGTGTTTTTTGCCAAAAACTCTCGGGCTATACCCGTCTGTGACCCGGCGTTTTCAGTATCTATAAACCGATAAACGGGGTCCATCATAAACGTCCGGTCAACGTGGATCACGCCACCAATACAGTTTATTCCCCATATTTCATCAAATTCTTGCGAAGCAACTCTAGCGGATATGTAGTCTGCGTAGCTTCCGCCTAAACCAACGATAGCAATTTTCACGAACGGGCCCTTCTTGGTAGCCCCTGTCTGTTAGCATCATCGTTCTCTCTAGACTCACCCAGATCCTTGAGACGTACCAAAGATTCTACGAATCTTTCGCTGTACATCTTCAATACATCCGGCTCACCCTTCATAAAAGTGTAAGCCTCGACAAGACTTCCGTATAGCATGGCGTTAGGGGCGTTAACGCTCAAATACGTGGTAGTAGTGTCCGCAGTGGTAGAAACCACGGTTCCCGTAGCCCCGCTCGTCCCGCCTGTGACTGTCTCACCAACAGTCAGATCAGTGCTAGGAAGAACAATCTTCATGGTCGTAGAAGTCAAAGCTTCTTCTATGGTAGTTGTCGCTCCGCTTGTGCCCCCGGTTAATGTCTCACTGTCTACAAAAGTTCCGCTTACGCTGCTTACCGTCAAAGTAACAGTAGACGCTGTTAGACTGGCGGGCCTGTAGTAATAGTGAAGTTCCGCTGAATAAGCGGCATCTGGAGTGGGAGATAGCATAAAGTTTTGGTAATCGTAGATACCATAATATTTAGGCGTTCCGGTTGTCGCAGAGTTTGGGTTGTACTCTTGCAAGAAATTTATGTCTTTAAACAACAAGAACTGTTTGGAGCTAGAGTTCTCTATCGACAAGCTGAAAGAAGCTAAATAATCATTTGGAACCGCTAGAAACTGGTTTCCAGAAGTGGTTGTTCCTGTCACGTTTTTACGGAAAAACTCTAAATCCACACTTTTAAATATGCGCTCTTCTGCCGACGTAATGAAGTCAACCAAGTGCTTTACAAAGGTGCTTTCTTGGTTTTCGGTGTAGTCCTTTATGGCGGACTTCAATGTGGTATAGGTGTAACTCACGACACACTCACAGTAACAGTTCCGACCTTGCCCTCGGCCTGCGGAATCCGTTCATATTGTAGCGTAGTTAAGTTAAAAATAGGAAACTGCGCTTTAGCGTTGAAAATATTGTTAGTGTTTGGCCGAGCCTCTTTAAGAGTTTGTGGGTCATGTATCTTCCTAAACGGGCCCAACTGAGGGTGTTTTCGCTCAAACTCGTCCTTGCCGACAATCAACCCGTTCCACTCTTTACGCATGTCTTTATACCGGTACTCAAGCCCGGAGCGGTCTGATATTGCCTTGGCGTGTTTTCCTGTAGCATACCTAGCCATCAGTTTGTCCTAAAGTAAGCGTATTCAGGAGTTACGGTAAAGCTTGAGCGGTCCCGGTCTTCGCCCATAGCGCGTTCAAACTCTTCTTCATAGATAGCTTTTAACATTTGAGTGCGATTCGGAGCTCGCTTCAAAGAGATGTAATACGCCAGACCCGCAGCTAGGCACGGGTAAAATCGAAAGGGAACGTCCATAGTGTTGATAGCCGTGTCCCCGTCATCAATACGAGTCAAGGCGTTATACACGATAACGTCCGTGCTGTTTTCGGGGGTCGGCCACACGCGCAAACTTGGCGTGACTTGGCGGTCTAGGAAAAATTGAGTGGGCCTACCTGTGGTAGCCTTACTAGGGATGTTAAGATCATCGTCGCGACTAACCCGAGTCAACGCAAAGTCTGTGCTACTGCGAGTTACAACGGCACTTAATATGTCAATCACGTCGGCGGATAAAGCGTATGTTCTGGTGCCAGAAGTAAGAGCCTGCGTCCTTTGAGCAATAGTCCACTGGTTTAACCCGCGGTTAGCCCATTCCGCTAACATAAGGTTCAAAGAGCGTCTAGCAGTGGTCAAATCGTAACCGGTTTTTACCTCTAAACCACAGCGTTCAAAAGCTTCTTCGACGTAATCTGCTACATCTAACTCAAAATTTACGCTTCCAGAGACCGCCATTACTCATCTTTCGCGTACAAGTTATCAAAAATCTGATTTACATCCATAGTATAGTCTAAATCAGATTTTGAATAGTGTATATGCTGTGACGGCAAGAAGTCAGGAGCGCCCTGCCCTGTCTCAAACCACGCAGGATGTGTAACACGAACTCGGTTATTAGGCAACGCAACGATATTTCCGGTCCACTGACCCGCATCTAAAAGCTCTAAAACATGGCTTTGTTTGTGCTGCGCCGGATCGTCTGCTATCTCGCTTTCCGTGTAATCCACTGTGAAATAGTATTTAGCCGGGAAAAAATCTGGCCCTATTTTAGCCAACCAAGGACAGGGGTGCGCTCTATCCAAACGATAAACAGCATGGGTATGAGACATACAATCCCACGGTTGAGCGAAGTGAACCGGCATAGGTTCAGGCCACTCCTCTAACGGGGTGTCTCCAACTAAGGCTGTAATGGGCA